TAAGATTTCCCTTAAAGGCTGGGAGAGTGTTACCACTGCGAACAAAGGACGTGGGACAGAAAACGATTTACTTTTAATGGATGAAGTAGCTTTTTGTAGAAACTTCTCAGAATACTGGGACACGGTGCTTGACCCTACACTTTTGACAACGAGAGGGCGAGCAGTGTTTGGTTCTACTCCTAACGGGTTTAATCATTTCTATGACCTATCAGATAAAGCACAGAAAACAGAGGGGTGGTGCTACAACCATGCAACATCTTACGATAACCCATTCAATGACCCGCAGTGGCTTGAGAATAAGAAAGGAGAGATTTCAGAGGACAAGTTTGCTCAAGAGTATATGGCGGACTTCAGAAAGCAAGAAGGTCTAGTATACAAAGATTTCAATAGAGAACGTCATGTAACCACTAAAGAACCAGCACGAGTTACCAGAACTCTTGCTGGTATCGACTGGGGTTGGACAAACCCAGCATCTTCGCACCGTATTCGTGTAGACCAAGATAACCACTATTGGATTGATGATGAGTTCTACAAACGAGAGCAAACAACCGAAGCTATCATTGAGGCGGTAAAATTAAAGAAACCTGACATGGTGTACCCTGACCCAGCAGAACCAGACAGAATAGAGATGGCGCGGAGAGCTGGACTGAATGTTCGGGAGGTTTCAAAAGACATAGAAGCGGGTATTTCCACTGTCCAAGAACTTTTAAGGCAAGGGAGAATACACATTCATTTTGATTGTGTAAATCTTATCTGGGAGTTTGAAACTTATGCTTATCCGCCAAAGAAATCGAACCAAAACGAGAAGGAACTTCCTATAAAAGAGAACGATCACGCCATGGACGAAATCAGATATGTACTCCACAATCAATCATCAATAATGGTAAATCCCTTTTCAAAGGCTGGAGTACGCCCGACATTTAGGTAGTATGGTATAATATACAGATATGAACGAAAAACTATCAAAGAAAATCGAGGAAATTACAAAAAAATACCGTGAAGACGGAGTAGAAATCCTGCCGGGGCTTAAACGAAACATTTACGAGATAATCAAGCGTATATATTTCTATCGCCATGATAAGTATGTGCAGTGTTCAGACCCGAACGCAATCTTTTGGCAGGTCGTAACGCCATATATTCCGCACTTTTCAAAGCTCATTGACCTCGATGTCAAAGACCTAAACCCTTATGGAGTTGGAGATGTGAACTACTACCAGTCATGGGTACTCCGTAAGAAACTCCAGGCATGGTCAGAGGAAAACAACTTTGGTGTAGATGTAGACGACATGACAAAGCTCGTGTCTTCTTTTGGCTCGTATGTATGGAAATGGAATGAAGCAGAAAAGAAAATCGAGCCATGTGATTTACGCAACCTTGCTTTTGACCCAACAGCCAAGACAATTCGTGGAGTAGACGTAGTAGAGTACCACTATCTTACCGAGCAGGAAATCCGTAGCAAAGAATGGGACAACGTAGACAAAATCGCTGAAGTCGAAGAGGAGAATGGAAAAATCAAGATATGGGAGTTCTGGGGTGAGCAGGAAATCAAAGAAGGCAAGTACAAGTATGTTCACAAGATAGGTTGTGGGTATGGTGATAAGGAAATCATCGCTTTTGAGGAGGATGTGGACAAGAAAGACAGTCCTTACTTTGACTTCCACCTTGATGAATATGACGGCACATGGCTACGAAAGGGATGCTACGAAAAATGTTTCCCAGAACAGGAGCGTGCCAACACACTTGTGAACGAGAACGCACAGGCGACCTCTATTGCTTCCCTGCTTCTTCTTCGTAGTTCAGACCCTAACACTCAAGGTAACGTACTTCAGCAGGCTATCTCTGGGCAGATTATCACTTCGTCAGACCTCCAGCAGATTGGTATCGACAATCGAGCGTTTACCGTTCTTTTGAACGAGCTTGATAAAATCGAGAAACAGGTACAGAAGAAGCTTATGCTCCCAGACATTGCTACAGGCGATGCTATGCCCTCTGGGACACCGTTTAGAGGTATGGCAGTGATGTCCAACGCCTACAAGTCAGCGTTCAAACAAATCCGTGCTCGTATTGCTTCGGGCGTTGTAGATGTGATGCTTGCCAAAATCCTGCCTTCGTTGGTAAAGAAGTGGAACCGAGGAGATATGCTTGAGATTTCGGCAACTGTCGATGACATGCGACTTTACGACGACTCATTGAAGAACTTTGTCCGCATGAGAGTGTATGAAAGAGCTACGCAAAATGGTACAATTGTAACACCAGAGACGGAAGCGGAAATTGATAGATTAGTAGACGAGGCAATCAAAACGAATGGACGCAAGATGGAGATACCAAAAGGTTTCTTTGACTTCAAGTATGGGATTATCCTCGACCCTGTAGGGGAAACCTACGACAAGAGCCAGCAAAATGACGCTATCATTCAGGCGATCACGCTCACAATGCAAAATCCTGCGATCACAGGCATTCCAGCGTTCAAACAACTACTTGAGAACAACGGTATCCCGCCATTTACTCTAAGTGCCGAAGAGCAGACGAAAATCAACGAAGTAAATAACCCTCCTCCACCACAAGGGATGCTCTCGCAGATGCTACAGAAACAAGGAGGGCTAACAGGTCAGGTAGACACAAATGTCTAATGAAGATAGCAAACATACCGCCACCGAATTATAAGGAAATCCAAAAACATTTCCCGAAAGCGAGATTTGAAGATGGTGTGCTGTTTACCTACGGGGATACGTGCTACTGTAAGAAGATAACTCCTGACTTGATAGTCCATGAAGAAACTCATGCAAAACAGCAAATTGACCCAGAAAAATGGTGGAGTAGGTACTTTGTGGATAAAGAGTTTCGACTTGAACAAGAACTAGAGGCGTACAAAAACCAATTGAATTACCTAAAGAAACAGACAAAAGATAGAAATGTCATCACAAGGATTACTTATTCTATTGCGAAAGACTTAACAAGTGAGGTATATGGTGGTATGATTACACACAGTGAAGCGCTCAAAAAACTAAAATGAGAATTAAATTATTTAACAATTGGTTCCACATATCTGTACAAAGCCCACTTATTGTCGTGAGGGAGAAAAAATGGACACTAAACAAAAAGGACACGCTGAGTTTCTTGAATACGTATTGGTCGTTTACCCCTACAAATAAACAGTATGAGTATTTGGTTAGAAATAACATAATCTCGTACTATAGTAGGTTGAGAGACTACTTGATGAATGAACTAGGTAGAGAGTGTGCATGGAGAAAAAACTAAAATGAACGAACAAATTAAAAAAGCTATTCAGCAGACAATAAACACCCCAGGGTGGAAGTATGTACTTGAAATCCTTGAAGAGGAGTTTATCTCTGGCAAGAAGGCGACCGAGTTCAACACTGAAGGTAAGTCTAACGAAGCAATCGCTCGTGAAGTAACCGCCCGTGAGATGTCAGCAAAGGCATTAGAGAAGGCTTTTAAGCGCATAGAACGCATGAGAGTTGATGTGGAAACGAAGAAAGTAGAGTACAAGTAAAAAGTGTGGTATAATATCTCTATTGGTGGGCTATTACCCTAAAATTAGTTCCGAGACCAAACTCGTTAAAACGATTACAAATAAACAAGGACAAAACCTTTCAAATGACACAATATGGACGACACCAAAACAGAGGAGGAGATTATCATTCCTGAAGAGGAAACTCTTGAACTTGATTTAGAGGATACTAAAGGAGAATACGTGCCGCCTACAAAGGAGGAATACGAAGCTCTCCAGAAGAAACTCAAAACGGTACAGGCTCAAAAGGAGCACTTCCGTAGTAAGGCAGGCAAACAAGAAACAAAACCAGATACTTCTTCCGATAATGTATTTACTCGTGAAGAAGCGGTGCTCATTGCACAGGGAATGGACTTGGACGATTTGGATAAACTAAAAGGTATTCAGAAAGGGCTCGGTCTTAAATCCTTTAAGGAAGCATTAGATAGCGATTTGTGGACAGCTTATTCTGAAAAGAAGAAAGCCGATGCAAAACGTGAGAAAGCGTCTTTGGGCGCATCTGGTGGCTCTGGTAAATCTTCTGAACTAACAGCAAAGTCTGATATGTCAGAGGAAGAGCACCGCAAATTGTGGGAAGCACATTACAAAAAATAGCCGAGGAGTATTTGGTCTTATCAAATAGAGGCTATTCATAGAAACTATGGGACTCGGAACAGACCATTTTACAACCACAACCGCCGATGTACTCATTCCTGAAATTTGGTCCTCGAAAGTAAACGATTTCTACCGTGCAGGTTTGAAATGTGCTTCTTTCTTTGAGGATTGGTCAGAGGATGTGGCAAACGGCGGGGACGTAATTCACGTCCCAAATATCTCAGAGATGACGGCGAACAACAAAACTGCGGCAACGCAAGTTGTTCTCTCGGCACCGACTGAGACGAAGGTTGATTTGACAATCAACACGCACAAACACGTAGCCTTTGTCATCGAAGATGTTGTTGCATCTAAGATTAAAGGTTCGTACAATGCGCAGAAGAAATACGCAGAAAACGCAGGATTTACTGTTGCGGCAACTCTTGAAGACGCGATCATCGCGCTCTTCAATGGTTTCTCGCAGACTGTTGGGTCATCTGCGCTCGCACTCAATGATAGCAATATCCGTCAGGCGATTGCATATCTTGATGTTGCGAATGTACCAGCAGAGAACCGTGCGTTCTTCTTGCACCCAAATGTTATCTGGAAGCAGGTCATGGGAATCGACAGGTTCACCATCCTCCAGAATACTAACGGCGCAGACCCAGTACTTAAAGGACAAGTTGGTATGCTTTACGGCATCCCTGTCATTGGTACATCTCGCCTTGGTGTAACACTTGGACATCGTAACGGTGCGCTTGCACACAAATCAGCTATCGCTTTTGCAACAGCAAATGTGGCAGGTGGAAACACCCCAGGCTCGGTTCGTTTGCAGACAGCATACTTGCTCGAATATCTTGGTACACTCGTAGTCGCTGACATCATCTTTGGTGTCATCGAAAACCGCGATACCTCTGGTGTTTGGATCAAGGCATCGTCGTAGCAATTATTAGGTAATTGTTTGTGCTGGGGGTCGCTCCAGAAAGAGACACCTCAGCACATTTCTGGAAACAATGAACAAAGAGAAAAAGAGTATATGCGAAGTTAGGAATATATTGTATATTGAAAATGGTGAGCTAAAAGAAACAAAAGCTATCGTAGGGAATTGGGGGAATATACTATTTTCCGAGTTTGACCAATATATCTCATTGGTTGTGGAAGAGGGAGCCCCAAAACCACCTGGAACAAATGGGTATCTAAACGGTATCCCTATTATCAACGAAAATAGCGTTAATCTACTATAATATGGCAAAAGGAAAGGTAACTATAAACATTACGAAAACAGACTATGTCTACATTGACGGAGAAACAGGGGAAGAACTCACCAAAGCAGAGTTCAACAGACGACACAACAAGGGTATTAAATCTATCTTGGGAGCAAATAGAATTGAGGTTCAAGGCAAAGGAGGAACAGAAGAAGAAGGCTCAAATTAAAAACTGGAAACGATATGTCTAAAGTCTTTATGATGGGTGGAGCCTATATGGGGTGCTGGTATGTCCGTATGTTCTTACCAATGATACACAACGGGTGGTCGGGTAATTATCTCGGGCTTAAAAGACAACTTAAGCCAGCGAAGATTGTAGAAGAAGAGATAAAAAATGCCGACATCGTTGTTTTTCATCGTGCAGATACAGTGGAGCATCATAAAATTGGCATGATGTTAAAACAAATGGGGAAAAAGGTTGTTTTTGACAATGACGATACCTATCAGCTTGACGAGTATCACCCATTTTTCAACCTAGACGAAAAAGGTTTCAAGCAAAATAAGATACACCTTAATAACATCATAAACAACTTCATCAGAAACGTTGATTTGGTGACTTGTTCAACAGAATACCTTGCGAAGGAGTACCGCCAATTAAACCCCAACGTGATCGTGTTAAAAAACTGCGTGGACCAAGATGACTGGGATGAACCGCTACGAAATGAAGGAGATAAGGTGAGGGTCGGACTCGTAGGGTCTACCGCCTACGCGCATGATTTTGAGATGATACGTGATTTACTATTAAAATTGTCAAAAGATAAGCGTGTCCAATTAGTCGTATTCGGTCTTCCAAAAGATGATGGGGCTAACCCAAAAACAGCAGAAGTACATAAAAAAGAATTAGCCTTTCTGAGAGAGTTAGAAACCGTAGAGCATGTGCCTTGGTGTGACATGGCAGATTACTTTACCCAACTGAATGAGCTGCGCCTCGATATGATGCTCATACCACGTCGTGAAAATCACTTCAATAAGGCAAAGAGCAATGTGAAGTTCTTGGAAGCGGCAATGTGTGAGATACCAGTGATAGCGTCATCGTTCCCAGACGCTCCGTACGAAAACGACATTGACGGTATGAATGGCATACTTGCGAAAACACCTGAAGAGTGGGATAATGCAGTAGAGCGTCTAATTACAGACAAGAAACTTCGCAGGTCAATGGGGAAACGTGCGAAAAAGTATGTATTAGCAAATTATAACATCGCAGACCACGCTCATCTTTGGGAAGAAGCGTACGCGACACTAAAATAATGAAAGTAAAAATCACAGATAAAAAGATACTCGATATTCTCAACACAAAGAACACATATGTTGTTGA